CACTAAGTTAATGCAGTTCCTGGGGTTCAGGCCTACTTGACCTTTTCTCTGCAACCCGTGCCTGGGGGCACACTCATCTTCGGGACGAGCCACCGGCCCTTTCGGACAAACAAAGAAAGCACATCGAGGCCAGTCTTCGTTACGTGGAGGATTGGACGCTCCAAGTCGAGCGGGACTTGGACGTATGTATCCCAATATACCTTCCACGAAGAAGGCATGAAGGTCGTGTCAATGCGCAGTGGTTGCAGGGTTGTCAGGCCATCCAGGTATTTTTCTATAATGAGCTGTTCATACACCGGGACTCCGAATTTTTCTTCAACCAAGAGGCGGGTACGAATCGGTGGCTCAATCGTTCGAGGCACACCCTTCGCCATGAGCTCTAAAGCCCATTCCCGCTCCCACGCATTCATTGCGCCGCGCCCATTAATAACCCGAAGAACCTTGCACGCTCTGACGTCGTCCGTGACGCGCAGGCCATAACGTGCGAGTGCCGACACAATCGGACACCCTGGGTATTGGTGAGCCAAGCTCAATGCTTTGCACCTCAGCAACGCTTTGAGGATTTTTGAATTAGATTTGGCGTAGCGCTGGGACGTCCAACCGAACGTCGCCAGAACTTCATATGGCTCGCGGACGTTTAACTGGTCGACCTCGTCGAACACAATTCCGCAGAATGAAGCACTGGACAGCCGGTCATGTTCTTCTAGCTTTATGACCAGCCCCAACTTGGCAAAATCGGATTGGCTCGGAGCAGGACCGTCAATTCCAAACAGTCCGTCGTCGCCTTCAACCACACCATCAATGTGGGTGCTCCCCAACTCAGTGCATACAAAGAGCATGAACATCAAATTAGAGAACCCGTTGCCCAACGAAGTACACATTTCGCCTGACATCCGGACAGCTCTTAGCTTCACCTGAAAGTCTCGATAATTGCACTCGTTCTCGCCACCAAGGACTTCCCTACACCGCGTCATAAACTCGCGTCCCTCGGGAAGGTGCTGCGTCATATACTCGTAAAGCTCAAACTCAACAGTTGTCATGAGTGTCTCCACAAATAAGGCCTCGAACGCAGTATAGTCGCTGGCATACACTTTAAGAAAGTGCTGAAGCTTGGCCGTAATATAAGCTGGCCGCTCTGCGACAGGGATATGCTTGATGAAATGGCTGTCCTTGTATACCTCACTCTCAATTAGCTTGAAAATGGGCCCAACCATACACTTGAACTCATCACTACGCGCGTTAATCCCGCGATTGAATTTGAACTCTCCGTAGGTTTCGTCCTTCATGAAGGCTTTACATCTAGCATGCCGGGGATCATTAGGGTCCTCGGTCTTTTCGTACTTGGAAAGAAGCTCGGCCTTCCTCCATGCAGGGTACGCGGTGTTTTCGAGCCAGGTTGGAACAGAAGTATCGGCGTCAGGGCTCAACGGAACATAGTTTTCTCTGACGTACTTTCTCACGAACGCCCGCAAACGATCTAGGGCAGCCGGGTCAGCCTTGGGGACCGCGACTCCGAAACGCTTGCAAACGCCCGCCAGCATGGACCATGGATCGACGGGATCGGGATGGGGACAGGCAACGCCCTCAACATGACACCCCAGTGACACTTGAGTTGGAACGCGCCTTTCGAGATCGACTTCTCTTGGCACACTGATTCTGAGATCAGTCTTAATGCTTGGGAGAGTCAATGGGACCTCGTCATACCGATAACCGTACGCCATGATCCGGCCTACAGCTGGGGGGCTCCGATAAAATCCAGCACTCCTCCTTCGTGCTGGTGGCACCACAACGCCCATGCGACCTGAGCAGTCTGCATTGCGACGTTCTTACCGGTAAAGGTGCCATAACGGTCAAAGTTCACAGTCTGAATTGATTCAGCTGCCCGCACAATCCTCGCCAGCGCAGTCTTTGGATCCGCTGCCAGCGTCATGTATTTCGGGGCCGTTAGTTGTGCCAACATCTCGAATGATATCCTGAGACGATGGCTTTCCTCTGAGTCGAGATTCGTGACTTCCACGACCCCGAGGATTGGATTCGCATGCTTTAACAGTTGAAGGCTGTTTGCATCTGGACGAAGATCTGGTCCAGCCTCTCCCTCGCGAATGGAGATGGTCTTAAAGCGGGTTCCATGGCGACGCTCGTCGAAGAACAATCCATGGCCACCGAAGTGGTAATTGTGAGAAAGGTGACAAAACCCAAATGTCACAACAACAAAGAACAAGACAGACATGTCATGATCAAGAAGAGCCCATGCTCCAGATGCAATCACTACTAAGGTGGTCAAGAAGACTGGCCAATGAATGCGCCAGCCATCCTCCTCGCCTATCCAGAAATCCATCTGAACGGCTTTCATAAGTGCGTCAACATCCACAATCGACTTAATGGTAGCAAGTTCCAAAGCCGCGGACTTGAGTGCCTCGGTCTTGGCTTCCAGCTCCTTACGAGCCTCGTGGTTGTCCTTTGACATTTCTGCCAGCGCCCGCTTGTTTCCCTCAAGCTGGTCGCCCATTTGTTTAAAGCCCTCCTCAATGGTCGAGCCTGCGGGTTGTTTTCCCGCCTTGCAGTTTCTCGCCTTATGGCCGAAAACACCGCAGTTTCTGCACTGGATATCTTTATCCCTATTGATTGAATCCCCGCGGTGCGCAGCTCCACGGTTCTCCTTCCAGGCCACTTTCGTGCTGGGAACAGGCGACTCCTGTTGCTTAATAGATTCGGCGGACAAAGAGTTCACAGACGCAGCCGCAGGAGATGCAGCAGAGCCCATGACACTCGGGACAGTGGTACTGTCCGCCCTTGGCGCTCCACCAGGTACACTCTGGCAAACACCAGACATGATACTTGATGAACCCACCGAAATAATTTGGCGAAAACCAATAATTTTTAACACGCTCGTGGAGTTTTGCTATCTCCCCACGGCGCTGCCGTCTGCCCCGACGGTTTAATTTCACGCAGAGAGTAGAGTCTCTAACGCTATGGAACGGATTCGGCACCCGGTCCAGTTGAAGTATGTCACCCAACAATGGGGCTTTACCACGCGGTTTTAGCGTCCGCGCCTCTACCCGAGGAAGGGATCGGGCCTTGTCGCGGCCCTAGTTGAACAAACGCTTGCGTTCTCACCTTTCGGCAGAGAAACGCTAAGATTCCGGTTGCAGCTAGGCTTAAGCACTAGCGGAAACACCCC